AAAAGAACTTATTAATATTCTTAAACAATTAGAAGAACAAAAATTTAATGAGGCTAATGAGTATGATAGATTTTTATATGAATGGGAAGAAATTAAGCGCTTGTGGAATGAAATAAAAAATATGTAAATATATTTAACAGTAAATGTTAGGATTCAAATGGGATTTCTCAGGCCACCAATAGAGACGGTTATATGAACGCATGTCTTGGAAAATAAAATTCTTTATTCTTAAATCTAAGCAATCTTTATTCTTAAAAGTTATTTTAAAAAAAGGATTATAACCAGTGAACTCTTTATAGAAATAATCACTAATCATTCTTTTTAAATAAACTCGGTCATATATAATTTCTTCTTCTACAGTATTTGTAAGTGTATTGTATTTATATTGTTTTCTTTTAACATTCCGATAGACTTCATTATTCTCAGGATTAATATAGTAATCGTAAATTCTATATTTGAAGAAAATCTCATCATCTACTTTAGCTTGATAATCTGATAAAGTGTTATTATCATTATATATTTTTAAAAATTTCATTTAAAACCACTCCTTAAAAAAGATTTTATATAATAAAAATAAAGGAAAGAGGTGAAGTAAAGAATGAATGATTCAGAGTTCAGAAACAAACAAACTAAATTCTATAATTCAAAAGAATGGCGAAAAGTTCGAAATGTAATGATTTCAAAAAGTCATGGTATATGTTCGAGATGTGGTAAACCATTTAATTCAAGAGATTTAATCGTACATCATATACATCAGTTAGATGAAACTAATATAAATAATCCTGAGGTATCTTTAAACTGCGATAACTTAGAAGTTTTATGTTGGCAGTGTCATAATCAAATTCATTCTAAAAATGAAGATATGAACAGAGCTATGAAGTTTGACGCAGACGGGAATATTGTAGACGTTACTTAAAAAAGAATTATCAAAAGCAATATTAAAAGATATTGAAAATAATTCTTGAAGTAAATGATATATCGAATTAAATCTTATACCCGCATTTGAATTGGAACCGCCTTAGCTAGTCCCCCCTTGAAAGTTAAAATTTTTACGGTGTGTCCAGAGCGAGCCCTTCACTTCCTTCTTAACAAATTTCAATTTTGCGCGAACCTCGATATATCGTTAGGTTAACGTAAATTAGATACTATATACAGTGCTACGAGGTGATAAAAATGATTAAATTAACGGTAGAAGAAAAGAAGTTAGAACAAAAGAAAATCTTAAAAAAATTAAAACCAATTTTAAATGTGTTAGATGAATCAAAAAAGAAAGTAATAGAAGGGGCCTTAGAAAGATTAGCTTTTCTGATAGTAGAAATTAAACAATTAGAAGAAGAACTTTTAGAAAAAGGATATATAGAAAGCACAACTACAAACGGTACTAAACAATCTCCTATTTCACAAGCATATTCTGCCTTAATAAAAAATTATACGTCTCTGATGAGAGAAGTTACAAATGCAATTCCCAAGCAAGAGAAAAAAGAAAAGAAAAATGAATTATTATCTTTCCTTTCCGCTGAAAAGAAATGATTGCTATGAACAATTATATAAAAGAATATTATCAACAAATACAAAATGGTTTACCCGTTTCAAAAGAGGTAAGAGATACTTATGAACATCTTTATAAGAAATTAACGGATACATCAGACGAATTCCATTTTGATATAGAAAAAGCAAATAGAATCATTGAATTTGCAGAATCATTTATTGTAATGCCGAAATCAAAGAGTAAAGAAACGGTGAAATTACTTTTATGGGAAAAATCTATGTTACAAACTATTTTTGGTTTTGTAGATAATAACGGAAATAGACAGTATCACGAAGCATTCCTAGAAGTCGGGAGGAAAAATGGAAAATCCGCAATTGCGGGAATTATTGCTTTATATATGCTTATAGCTGATAGTGAAAGACAACCAGAAATATATTGTGCGGCAAACAAACTCGATCAAGCTAAAATTGTGTGGCAAGCGGGCATTGATATGATAAAATCATCCAGTGAATTATCTAATCTATGTAAAATCCGCGTTGGAAGCGTATCTACTGAATTTAACGGTGGATTATTTAAGCCCCTTGCGAATGACAAAAACTTTGATGGCATCAACGCAAATTTGATAATTTTAGATGAAATCCATCAATATCAGTCTGATGATTTATATAACGTATTAGTTGATTCGCAGGCCATGCGCGAAAAACCACTTACTTTATTAACAACTACAAACGGATTTGTAAGAGATAAATTTTTAGATAAAAAGCTTGAAGAATATAAGAAAATTATCAATGGATATAAAGATAAATCATATGTTGATAATCGTAGAATTGCATTTATTTATAAATTAGATAATGAAAATGAGATGTATAGAGAGGATTGTTGGATAAAATCTAATCCATCTATTGATGTAATTCGTTCACGTCAAATGTTAAGAGACGATATTGAACGGTCAAAGCAAGATGAACAAAAAAAGAAAGATGTATTAACAAAGTTTTTTAATCTGCCTTGTACCGGAACCTTTAATTACTTAACACCTGAAGAATGTTCTAATAAATCGACATTTGATATAAATGAATTAAAACCAAAATATTACATAGGTGGGTTTGATTTATCAAAGGTAAACGATATCACTTCAGCCGTAGTTTTATTTAAAGTCCCTGGTAATGAAACCTTTTATATAGAAAACATGAACTGGATTCCCTCTGAATTATTAGAAGAACATATAAGAAAAGACAAAATTCCTTATGATATCTTCGTAAAAAGAGGTTGGTTACGACTTTCTGAGGGAAATCAAATTGATTATAAAGATGTTGTAGATTGGTTTGAAGAGATAAGAAATACTTATGATTTATATCCATATAAAATAGGCTATGATGCTTGGAGTAGTAATTATATAGTTACTGAAATGAAAAAATTATATGGAAAAGATACTCTCGTAGCTGTTCACCAAGGGAGTAAATCTTTAAGTTTACCATTACAGCATTTAAAAGCATTTTTACAAAATAAGCAAATAAATTTTAATAACAATCAGTTATTTAAAATGTGTTTACTCAACTTGCAGGTTCAAATAGATAGTAACGGCAATTTAAATACTTTTAAGAATAGGAATTTAAATATACGGGACGATGCCGCTTGTGCCCTTCTCAATGCATTATATGTATATTTAAATGAGATGGAAAATTATAATAATTTGATATCATATTAATTTCGTTTCTTGTTTATAAGTAATATATAAATAGAGAGGTGAATAAGAGATGAAAGAAATAGAATTAAGTAAAAGAGGTACAGTTAACAGAGGTAAGTATAAAGCGAAAGTGGACGATGACATTTTTGAAGAAGTAAACAAATTTAATTGGAGTTATAATAAAGGATATGCCCAGAATAGAAAATTGAATATTCTACTTCATGTTTATATTTGGACCTTAAAATTTGGTAATATTCCTTCTGGACTTGAAGTAGAACATAAAAATCAAGATAAATTGGATTGCAGACTAGATAATTTACGGCTCGCTACTAGAAGTGAAAATGCTTGCAATATTACGAAACGAAAGAATAATAAATCAGGGGTAAAAGGACTTTGTAAAATCGTTCGTAAAAGTAAGGACCGTCCTGGTTGGAGTCAAGAAAAATGGAAAGCACAAATAAGAAAAGATGAAAGGAAAAAAACTAAAAAAGGATATGTTAAAGAATTTCCATTTACTGATGATGGATTTGAGCAGGCGAAGGAATGGATAAAACAAAAAACAGAAGAACTTCATAAAGAATTTTCTATTTATAATGAAGATAAATAATCACATTTAATAATAAGAGATAGAAATAAACCTCTATCTCTATTTTTAAATTGAAGATAAAGTCTTTATGCATAAATATTTTATAATCTACGGTTAGAGAGGTGATATATTTTGAACCTTTTAAACGAACTTCGTTCTCAGTTTACACAAATATTTGGAAAAAAAGAACAACCTGTAAATCAATCACCAGGTGTTGCTTATAAAATGCTAAATTCATGGACGAACTATTTTACAGATGTTCCTAAAGATTTATATTTAAACCCAACTGTCCGAACTTGTATAGATACAGTCGCAAAGAATTTCGCAAAAGTAGAAATGCACCATAAACGTGGTAGTAATATTGTAAAAGATTCATTAGAACAAATTTTAAAAAGACCTAATGAATTAATGAGTACATATGATTTTCTATATAAAATTATCAGTACTTTATATATGAATGGAAATGCTTTCATATATATAAAGACTAATAATAATGGCGAAATCATAGGATTATATCCACTCACTGCAATCAGCTACGAATTAAGGGAAGTAAAAGGTGAATTATATGTTAAGTTCCAATTTACGGATTCTGCGAAAACTATCGCGTATCGGAATTTAATTCATTTAAGAAAATACTTTTGTAATAATGATGTCTTAGGAGATTCTTCTGAACTTGCGTTAAATAATGAATTAAATATTTTAAATTCAACAGAACAAGCACTCCAGAATACTGTTAAAAATTCTTCTAAAATTCGTGGTGTTATTACATTAAATAATGTTGTTCGCCCTGATGATAGGAAACGAATCTTAGAGGAATTCAATGAAAAATTTGTCCAAGGAGATATTGCAATATTAGACCAATCCGCGAATTTTACGCCTGTAAATATAACTGAAAATACTGTTGAATATGAAAAAATGAAATATCTCCGTGAAGCTATCTATTCTTACTTTGGTTTAAATGAAGATATTATTAGTTCTAAATTTACTTCTGCAACTTGGCAGAGTTTTTATGAATCCGTATTAGAACCTTTAGCAGTTCAAATTTCAGAAGAATTTACTAATAAAATCTTTACTGACAGCGAAAAAAGAAGAGGCCATCATATTCAAATTTCTGTTAATCGTTTGGAATACGAATCTTTCGATTCTAAAATTAACATGGCACAACAATTGCTCGCAGCAGGTGTACTTACCATCAATGAAGTAAGAAATGTCTTTGGTTTCGAATCAATTCCAGACGGTGATGAAAGACAAATCTCATTGAATTATGTAAATTCCCAAGACCAAACCGAATATCAATTAGGTATATCTAAAGATAATTCTACAGAAAATAAATCTACTGATAAATCTATAGAAAATTCTATAGAAAAAAGTGAGGTGAAAAATGATGAATAAACAAATAGAATTTCGTTCTATCGCTGAATTACATATTCAAGATGAAACTGAAACTGAAAAAGGAAAAATTATAGAAGGTAAAGCTATTGTTTATAATTCTCCAACAGTTTTATATACGGATAGATTCGGCAATGAATATAGAGAAATTATTTCTTCTGAAGCTTTAAATGATGTGGATTTATCAGATGTTCCGTTGAAATATAATCATTCCCAAGAAAAAGCTAAGATATTAGCAAGAGCAAGACAGAAAACTTTAATCTTAGATAATCAACCTGACGGATTGTATTTCAAAGCTGAATTACGTACAAATCTTGGTGCTGATATTTATGATTCTATAAAAGCTGGAGATATAGTTGGATGTTCATTCGGCTTTATTATCGATGAAGATGAATTTGATAACGATACAAATACACGTATAGTGAAAAAGATTTATAAACTCACTGATATTTCTGTGGTAGACGAACCCGCTTATAAACAAACATTTGTAGAAGCTCGTTCAACGGATTATTTTAAAGAAATCGAAAATAAATTAGTAGAACAATATAATAAATATGAAAGAGATAAATTAGCATTGTTATGTCTTTTATAAGATTATATATAAAAAACTTGTTAAAAACAATTCTTAATTATAGATAAATATTTTATGCGTGAATTATTAGCTGGATAGTTAATATACATTTTACTGGATAGTAAATTATAAAATATGAGGTATTTTCAAAATGGATGATAAAAAATTAAATGAAATCCGGACGAGAAAAGAAGAAATTAGAAATCTTTTGGAATCCGATGATAAAGAATTAAACTTGGAAGAATTACGTTCTGAAATTGAAACTTTAAATAAAGAGGAAAAAGAAATTGAAGAACGTATGAGTATCGCCAACAAAATTAATAACAATGAAATTATTTCTAAAAAAATTGAAACTAATGAGGTGAATAAGACAATGGACAATAAATTAGAATCTATTGAATACAGAAATGCATTCCGCAAATT